TTATTCTGTACCCATATCTCAGCAATCTCCGTCTCAACGTCAGGCTCGCGTGGCCCCGCTAGTGCAGGTGGCCATCAAGTACGCTGGCGCTATCCAATCCGGGTCGATGATCGTATACGTCAACCCATAAAAGTTTAGGAGGAATGCATGGCCACGGTCGCAATGTCAGGCAATGACACGATTACTTTAAATAACAGGGTCTTGAACGACCTCGCGGATGGAAATTGTGTGGAGCTCACGTTCCCCAACGACATCGCGAACGTGAAGACAGGCAAGAACGGGAACTCTATTTACGGTCTGAACACCACTGGCTTCCAGGCCGAGGTAAAAGTTCGGGTCGTGAGGGGATCGTCTGATGATAAGTTCCTAAATAGCCTACTTGTTGCGCAGAACAGCAACTTTGCTGGATTCCCTTTGATGATTGGAAACTTCGTCAAGAAGTTGGGGGATGGCTCTGGTAACATCACCAACGATACTTACGTGATGAGCGGAGGTATCTTCACCAAACCGGTGGAAGGCAAGAACAACGTGGAGGGCGACACAGAGCAGAGCATTTCGATGTACTCTCTGAAGTTCTCGAACGCTCCGCGAGCTGTCGGCTGATGAATGAAGGAAATCACGCTTAACAGCGGTAATACAATACAAATTACTCTTGCCCCTTTCAAAGAGGCCAAAGCATTATTCCAGGCCGTTCAAAGGGAAATGTCAGGGGCCAATCTGGATGCGGATTTGGCCAGACAATCTTTCCTAGCTTTTCAATGCTCTGAAAAAGTTGAACAGGCTCTGGAACCATGTATGAGGCGAGTCCTCTACAATGGTCTTAAGATAGATGACGACACGTTTGAGCCAGAAAAGGCCAGGGAGGACTACCTGGAAATCAGGACTTATGTGATCCAGGAGAACATCGTCCCTTTCTCGAAAAGCCTCTGTGCCTAGTTAAGGACTTCGTCCCTGACAGGGGGATTAAAGTCCGCATGGAGGTAGTGGACGACGACCTGTTGATAATGTTCAAGTTGGTTAGATCAGGATACGGGTCGCTATCGGAAGTGGAGATGTTCGACGCAAGAACGGTGCTTCAAGCGTTGGTTTACGATAAGTTCATCAACGACTACGAGGCCGCTTTTCTAGAAAAGGTGAAGGATGGTTGCGGGTGAGCTAGTCGTCAATATAGCGGTCAAGGGCGGAGAAAAATCCGTTCAAGCAGTGACCGGAGTTCAAAAGGGAATGAGTTCCCTTGCCTCCACAAGCCTAGAGGCAAAGGCCGCAATCATAGCCGCATTCTACGCACTCGAAAGATTGACCAGTAATTCGGCACAAGCCGGTATGGGCCTTCAGCAGTTCGCAAGCCTAACAGGCCTCTCCACAGACAGACTTCAAAGATGGCAGTACATGGCCCGACAATCCGGCGTGGCTGCTGAGGATATTGCGGGTTCTATAAAGGGCGTGCAGAACGCCATGTCCAACCTCATCCTCGGCAAGGGACAGCCCGAAGGAATGGGCATGTTCGAAACTGTCGTGAAATTCGACAGAAGTAGAATGAGGGACACTTTCTATGTGATGGATAAACTCAGGGAGTTCGCCCAGGCCACCAGAAACACCCCAGACGTATCAAACTCTGTGCTTAAGGGATTCAACCTTACAGACGGAACTATTCAAATGATGCGCACTTCGCGCATGGAGCTGGACAAGATCAGCCCAAAAAATCTATACAACTCATCGGAGATTTCTAAGCTAGCACAGGTTAGAACCGCTTGGGCAAATCTGTTCGCAGAATGGGAAACTCACTTCGGAAAATTGAATGCAAAGCAAGGTCTTCCCATAGTCCAGGACGTCGCGAAACTTTCCAAGGAACTGCTTCATTTGATTGAAGTGCTATCGAAGCTAGGGGAAAAGCTGCACGTCTTCGATTTCATGCATGAAATATTCAATGGTGTTTCAGGAATAGCAAAAATATTCGGGCAGACAGGCAACGCTTTACTTGGTAATTCCAATTTCAAATCAGGTGAAAAGAATGAACTTGGAAAGAGTATCTATCCATGGCTTGGAAAAATGTCAGAATCTCTCGCTGGATTCGGATCGTCACATAGTCAGCAGTATTTAAATTCATTGAAGCCTATACCAAACATGTCCATGACCATCCACAATCACGGTGTGAAGGACGCGAAGGACGCTGCGCAGTTACACAAAAAGGCCATGCGCGACGTTATCAAGCAGTTCAACGGGAACGGAGAGTAAAATGGGAAACATCTCCTCCCTGGCGAATGCACAAAACGCAGCCCTAGCCCTCACAAACCTTATTCTCGTGACGCCGCAAAATGTATCTGGATATCAGCCACAGTTAAATCCAGATCAAACTGGGCAACAGAATCAGCAACCCCCCACCCTTATTTTCCACTATGAAGGGGAACAGACGGTTACGCTTCAATCTGATATCACAGACCATTTTGCCGAGGACAACACTTCGATACAAGACCAAATCGCTTTGAGGCCTGTGAGAATAACGACTCATGGATTTATAGGTGAATTGAACGATGTGGTACCAGCGGCCCTCGCGTCTCTAAACGCAGTAGCCAATAAATTGACTACGGTTTCCGGTTACCTCCCTCAGGTTTCTGTTGCGGCCCTGAACGCGTACAACGAGGCTGCGCAACTATATTCTATTGCTCAACAAACAGTTCAAGCCGCTGTTGCCGCTTGGTCTTCGATATCTCCAAGCGGTAAAGGCGCTGGCGAGGCTGTGGTGACAACCGCAGGGATAGAAAATACTGGTCAGCCTGGGCAGAACAAACAACAAATCATGTTCCAACAGTTTTACGGCTATTGGAGTCCAGCGGATGCTCTGACGCGCACCCTCTTCACTGTGCAGACCCCATGGGCAATATTTCAGGACTGCGCCATAGAAACTTTGAGGGCCATTCAAGACGAGACCACTAGAATGATCACTGACTTTGAAGTCACATTCAAACAAATGCGATTCGCCAGCACAGCACTATTCACTCTGAACGTGAACCAACAAAACGGAAGGGCCGCGAATCAATCCGCGTCTCAGGTAAATCTTGGAACTTCTACTCCAGCTCTGGCACCCGTTTCCTTGGCTACCTCTATATTCCAATCCGTGAATGGTGTTCTTCCATGAATCAAATAGCTCAAATAACGACGGACTCTCTTCAGAATCAAATTCTTTTGCTCGACGACGGATCGAGTGTTGCTCTGACTTTATATTTCGTTCCAATGCAGTATATGTGGTTGATCAAGAATATCACCTATCAGAAGGTAGGTTTCACAATCGAGAATATGCGCATTTGCAATTCCCCGAACATGCTCCGTCAATACAAAAATCAAATCCCATTCGGTATGGCCTGTTTCTCTACGGCTAATAGAGAGCCATCACTACAGCAAGACTTCGCTTCAGGTGCCTCTAAGCTGTACATCCTCACTGAAGCGGAGGTACTGGAATACGAGGCGTACCTAAGTGAATAGGAAGCTTGGAAGAAATTATTTTCTATCCATTCAAGCCGTCGACGATTCTTTTGTGTCAGTACAGCTTCCACTGACAATAGAATTCGACGCTCAAAGATCCACACTTGGTTCAGCGAATGTCGGAACAATTCGTGTGTATAACCTGTCCAGAGTTAACCGTAACCTAATCCTGAAAAACCAGGGCGGAAACGACTATGCTCGAAAGGTAACCCTTCAAGCAGGTTACGGACCTGGGCCTATCCTTCCTGTGGTTTTAAGCGGCACAATCAGTCAATGCTGGAGTGTGAGAGAAGGGAATAATTTCATCTCCCAGATAGAAGTCTTGGATGGAGGAAGAGCATTTGCGGATGCAACACTTCAACTTTCCCCATTTCCTGAGAACACTCCTCAACAAACCGTTGTGGAAGAAATTGCAAATTCTGTGAATCAATTCGGAGTCAGAACTGGGGCCATAAGCTCTTTCCCTGGAACAATAAGCAGGGGAAATTCTTATTCTGGAAGTCCAATGTCCATCCTGAACGAGATCACAAATGGGAAGGCTTTTATAGACAACAGCGTTTTAAATATTCTGGCCGACAATGATGTCATTGGCAGCTATGGTCTTTTCTTGCTAAACAGTTCGAGCGGTTTGTTGAATACGCCAATACGGGAGCAACAGTACATAAATATAGAGATTCTTTTTGAGCCTATGGTGTCATGCGGACAGCAATTATTACTCGATAGTTCTCAAGACGAGAACATGAACGGATTCTATAAGGTGATCGGAGTTCACCACAGGGGAATGATTTCAAGCGCTGTCTGTGGAGAGGCTACGACCTCCTTAAAGTGCCTTAAACTTGGCCAGTTGAATAAAGTCCAGCAAGTAGGTTCAGTGCCTTCAGTAGGGGGAATAGCGTGAGCCAGCCAACGATTCCAGTTCCCAATACGATATACGATCCAGAATTAAAGGATGTTTTGGACGCGCTCAAAAAAGACATCATGATTTCTTTGAATTGCCACGCTATATCCACGATTCAAAGTTTTAACTCCTCTAAACAAACAGTCACGGCCACTATCAATTATCAGAGGACTTACTTCAATACTGACCCCAATACAGGCCAGTACGTGCGGCGGCTCGTCAATTATCCGATTCTCGTGGACGTTCCGGTTGTAATACTCGGTGGGGGTAAGAGTGCCCTGACGTTCCCTATTCAGCAGGGTGATCAAGCTCTTATTCTCTTTAATGACCGATCGATAGATAATTGGGCAGCTGGGGCCCGATCCGGGCCGGTATCCAGCTCCAGGACTCACAACCTGGCAGATGGACTGGCCTTGGTCGGGCTTAACTCTATTTCTGGTTATGACGCGGATAATGTGACGCTCGATGGTGGCGCTGCGTTAATACAGATTAAGAACGACATTACGAATTTGAAGACGATATTAGACGACCTCATTACAGCCATTAATGCAATGACCGTGAGCGTTCCATTTACTCCTGGGACTTTCGGTGTGTCAGGCGTTCCTGGAAGCATCAATACGGAGATAGCGAGTCTATTAAAATGATAGTGAGAGCTCTGGATTCGAATGGAGATTGGCTTTTCGGCAAAGGCAGAAACGATTACCGATCTGGCATTTTGGCTATTGGACAGAATGTCCAGACCAGACTGGCCAGTTTCTTGGGGGATTGTTTTTTCGCAACCCAATCCGGAATCGACTGGTGGAATTTACTGGGTGGTAAAAATTCATTGGCTCTACAACTATCCATTCAAACCACCATCCTAAACACGAATAACGTCACCGGTCTAAAACAGCTTTCATATTCCCTGGACGACAACAGGGTATTCACGGCACAGTTTCAGATTCAAACGTCGCTTAGCACCAGTCTGGCGAGCACGTTTACTTATGATTTTGGCACTGCGATTGGCTAGGGGGGGTATAAATGCCTAATTTGATTACGCCTACAGGACTTGAGGTCGCGACGCAGGCGGAGCTTCTCGCCAATTTCACAGCTCAGT